GTGGTATCGATATCCATGTACCACACTGGTAGGTTTCAAAAAACACAATAACCAATTGTATTTGAAGCAAAAAACAAGACTTTGAGATGTTTTTTTGTACCTTTTTTTTATGTTTTTAACTGTCTGATTTTATTGAAATCTTTTTTAGTTTTGCAGAAGGAATTTTTTACTTGATTGTAACTTTTTCGTTTTTTTGGGGCTAATTGACGCGCAATGCTGGGCGGGGAGCGCACAGCCAAAAAAACCGAAATTGACCGCTAATTACTGCCAATCATCATCGCTCTGATTGAGCGTAAATCATTCAGGTTATTCAGTTCTTCCTTCTGCTCTCGCTGACGTCAATAAATCCCATCATTGCGATCAACCTCATCCTTAACCATTGATGCGAGCAGTTCTTCCAGTTTCTGCGCTGATATCGAAGCATACCAGGCTATTTCAATATCGCTATGCTGCGGCAGCATTTAACCCCTTGTAATTCATCGCCATAATTGATTTAATTCACAAATAAAACTATAACATGGTGAAATCAATGAAAAAAAACACAGATGATGGGGCTAAAATTTACACACCACTTACCCTAAAGCTTTATGACTGGTGGGTTTTGGGAGTATCAAATCGGCTTGCATGGGGATGTCCTACAAAGGAACACCTTCTTCCACACTTTCTGGAACATGTAGGTAACAACCATCTGGATATTGGTGTTGGAACTGGGTTTTACCTTACTCACGTACCTGAGAGTAGTCTGATATCTTTAATGGATTTGAACGAAGCTAGCCTGAACGCGGCATCTACAAGGGCTGGGGAATCAAAAATTAAACATAAAATTAGCCATGATGTTTTTGAACCTTATCCCGCGGCGTTACATGGTCAATTTGATTCCATTTCCATGTTTTACCTTCTTCACTGCCTGCCTGGAAATATATCTACAAAAAGCTGTGTAATACGCAATGCGGCGCAGGCCTTAACTGACGATGGAACTCTATACGGAGCCACAATTCTTGGCGATGGAGTTGTGCACAATAGCTTCGGTCAAAAACTGATGCGCATTTACAATCAGAAAGGCATCTTTTCAAACACAAAAGATTCCGAAGAAGGCTTAACACATATACTCTCAGAGCATTTCGAGAATGTTAAAACCAAGGTTCAAGGTACTGTAGTAATGTTTTCCGCTTCAGGGAAAAAATAGCATCCAACCGCAGCACGTTCTTGCTTAAGACGTGCTGCGGCATAATCCCAATGATTACTCCCTGACAGGGTTCGTAGGCCACTCAATATCAGGTGCAGTTGATGTATCAACACGGTTCAGCAACACCCGATACTTTTTCCAGGCTTCCAGCAACGAGATTTCTTCCTCTGTTGCAATTTCCAGATCTGCAGCATCCTGAAGCGGCGCAATATGCTCGCTGGCTACCTGCATCAGGCTGTTTTTTGTTTCTTCCGCCTCCCGGATCCGGAACAGTTTTTCTGCTTCCGTATCCTTCACCCAGGCTGTGCCGTTCCACTTCTGAAACTCCCCTTCCGGCGATAACCAGGTAACATTTTCCGGTAACGGACCGAGTTCAGAAATAAATAACTCGTCCCCTGACGCTACGTCATAAACCGTTTTACCCCGATGGTCTTCAACGAGATGCCACGATGCCTCATCACTGTTGAAAACAGCCACAAAGCCAGCAGGAATATCTGGTGGTGCAATATCGGTACTGTTTGCTGGCAGACCTGTATGAGGCGGAATATATGCGTCACCTTCACCAATAAATTCATTAGTTCCGGCCAGCAGATTATAAATTTTTATGGTCCGTGCTTGTTCACTCATTCTGAATGCCATTATGCAAGCCTCACAATATAGTTAAATGCGATGTTTTTGACGGTGTTTTCCGCGTTACCCGCAGCGTTAACGGTGATGGTGTGTCCATGTGAACCAATCGCAACGGAGTGCGTATGCGCACCAATACCTACAGTATGTGCATGTGCGCCAGAACTTGCTGCAGTACCAGACAGCGAGTGGGTATGAGCACCTGCTGACTGTGTCTGAATACGTTGATAATACGATCTATAGGAAGAAGTCTCCGGCCTTACTTGATACTGTGAATCCTGGACATAAGTGAACCCACCGCCATCATAAAATGCTAACGCAGAACCGCCGCCTCCTGGCCAACGAATACCATTACCATGAGTATGATCACCGGCAGACCCCGTAGAGCCACTCAGACTGTGCGTATGCGCCCCGGTGTTATTCGTGGATTTAGTGCCGTAATCAAACGACGATGTGGTTTTCGTCCCCAAATCCGTACTGGATGCGCTGGCGCTGTGGGTGTGCGATTTAATGCCGTCCTGTTCCTGAGACAATACGGCTCGATCACTGGCGGGCTTGCCCTTAATCGTCCAGCCACGCATATCAGGAATAACGCCTGACGGATAAGCCACTGCAAGTTTCGGGTAAGCAGATTTGTCAAAAGTCTGCCCCTGCATCAGGGCATAACCAGACGGAACGGTATCTGATGGCCACGGGATTGGTGCACCGACTGGGTAGCTTTCTGGTGGAAGATTTTTCGAGGTATAAACTTCTGCCCAGTCTTCCTCAAAACCATAACCGTCTCTTGAAGAACGGTAGAACAGACCACCATTTCTGTAATGCGCCTTCATCTGCAGGGTCCGGCAACTTCCGACTCCGGTATAGAAGTTAACCAGAATATAGCTGTCGCCAGAGCGGGTGACATTGTAAGCGCCTGATTCGGCATTCCAGGGAACGGCTCCATCCGAATCCGCATAAGCCCCCGTCGAACGTCGGGCAAATGCACCAATATTTTCCGGCGTGAGGTTAATATCCGCCGAGCCATCAAACTTAACACCGTTAATTTTTGGGTCTGCCGCAAGTTTCGTCGCGGTATCGGCGTTCCCCTTCAGTGCCCCGGTGATCCCATCAGTAACAGACAACGGACCTGAAATAGTCCCTCCAGTTGTTGACAGCGCTCCAATATCTGATGGTGTAGGTTTCTGATGTGAGCTATACATCGTATAAACAACACCATCGGTAACGCTGGAAGGCTTACTCGCTGAATATGTTAGCGAGGTATAAATAGAAACTGACGCATTTGTAGTACAATCCCAATGGATATTTACACTCGTCGCATAATTGCCAATCTCAACGTAAATATCATATATATCGCCGGATGTGTTGATCCAGGCGAAATTCGTTAATCCGACGGCTGTACGCTTCCACAAAGCTCCGGTAATCCCTTTGGGGTTTCCATTGCCTGCTCGTAGAACCAGTTCAGATATACCTGCCTGTTGAGGTGCCCCCACGTTAAATCCAGCGCCACCAATCAATGCGATGTAAACGATGGAACTCGCTTGTGGCATGGTAACCGTTGCCAGTTTGAACCACCCTGCCCCGCCAGAGAAAGAGATCGTTACTGAATTTAAAGTGCCAATATCTTTCGGTGTTAATGTTATATCCGCAGTCAGTGCTTTCCCGTTAACTTTTCGGTTAGATGGTACCCTGCCATTCGCATTGTCATTCGCTGCTTTAACTGCCTTCGGTGTCGCGGCAAGCGTTTCAGATGTGCTGTTGGTTGCACTGCTGAGCTGTACTATCCCCTTTTTCGTCGTGCTCGCATCCTCAAGCGCCACGGCGGATGCAATATCCTCTGCCCGTTTTGCCGCTGTCTCGGCGCGCGTTGCCGCGGATTCCGCCGTACTTTTGCTCTGAGCTGCCGCCGTCGCACTGCCAGCTGCCTCTGTCGCCTTCGTGGATGCCGTCGTGGCGCTGCCCTTTGCTGCTGACGCCTGTCTGGTCGCCTCATCTTTTGAAGCAGACGCAGATGATGCCGATGACGCCGCTGAACTGGCTGACGATGCGGCTGCCGCCTTAGAGGAAGCAGCATTGTCTGCTGAAGTCTTTGCATTTGTTTCAGAGGTTTTTGCTGCAGAAGCAGACCTCGCTGCTGCAGTGGCTTGCTCAGTGGCTTTGCCAGCCTTCGTTGTGGCTGTTGAAGCGGATGATGCGGCGCTTTCTGCCGATTTTCCGGCGGCGGTGGCACTGGCTGAGGCCTGCCCGACACTTGTTGACGCGGCACTGGCAGATAATGCAGCCGCTGTTTTTGAACCTGCCGCAGCTGAGGCGCTCTGTCCCGCTGCTGTTTCAGAAGACTTAGCGTTCGTCTCGGACGTTTTTGCCGCCTTCGCGGAATTTCCTGCCGCCGTTGCCGAGGAAGCTGCACTACTGGCACTTGATGATGCATTCGTTTCTGAAGATTTCGCTGCCTCTTTTGAGGCCGCCGCACCCCGTGCCGAGGTGGCAGCTTCTGACGCCTTCGTGGTCGCTGTGGATGCAGAAGTGGCTGCCGATTTTTGTGATGCTGCGGCATTCGTTTCTGACGTTTTCGCGGCACTGGCGCTGGTAGCTGCCGCGCTTTTTGATGACTCTGCAGCAGCAGCACTTTTTGCTGCTTCACGGGCCTTTGTCGATGCCGTTCCTGCGCTGGAAGACGCTGACTGAGCCGACGACGCGGCCTGTCCGGCTGACGTGCTGGCTGCACGTGCTGAGGCTGCAGCATCAGTCGCATGGGTTGCCGCCTCACGGGCTGATGTGCTGGCATCGCCGGCTGACTTCTTCGCGGCTGCCGTGTTCTGTGCCACTGCGGACGCGTTACGCGCCACCTCTTCCACCATCTGCTCAAAGCGGCGCAGTGCCTCCGGTCGGACATCATCCTCCGTCATGGCACCGAGAAAATCATTCAGCGTACCTGGTCTGGAACCTTCATAGACGGTAATGGTCCCGGCATGTGAAGGCGGAAAACCTTCAACCAGCAGGGTGACGCTGTACTGACCATGCTCAACATCCATGCTGTAACGTCCGGCTTCATCCGGATTTTCAGAGGCCACCGTGTTCACCACCACCGTGCTGCTGGTTCGTCTGGCCTTCAGCACAATGGTGCAGTTCTGTACTGGTTTTCCTGTGCCATCTTTAAGCACGCCAGAAATTTTTACTGTCATACTTTTCCACCAATAAAAAAAGCCCGCAGCAGTGACGCCACGGGCTTCAGGACAGTGTAACTTTACGTTTCCTCAAACGCAGTTCACCCCATAAGGTGGATGAACCTGCGTATCATAACAATATTTACAGAAGATAAATCGGCGTCTGTTGTCAGAAACGGTATCCGATACCAACAATAAATGCATCCGTTCGCCAGTCGCCACTACCGGAACCTTCATAAGCAAGGTCAATGGTCACGGATTCGGTCGGGTTAAACTGCACGCCAGCTCCCCACGCCAGAGACGTGTTGCTGTGGCGACCGTCATCACTTCCGGTCAGCACATCGTGCGTTTTCCCCTTGTTGTCAGTTACGCGGAGATAATCCCCGGAGAAAGTCGACACACGGCTGTAAGCCACACCCGCCATCGCATACGCGCTGAACCATTCATTCACGCGTACAGACGGCCCCGCCATCACGCTGAACCAGCGGTTACGCACGGAATCTTCATGCCAGCGGGTATCGCTGTAGCGCGTTTTTTGCTCATCCTCAGCATTGGCATAACTGAAGGACGTAATCAGCCCCAGCGCGTCCGTAAACTCATAACGGTATTTCACGTTAATCCCGTTCAGATCATCACTACCGGGAACGTTCGTCGAGGCATGGAGATACCCCGCGCTCAGCGTGGACTGATGTTCTGCTGCACTCGCTGGCGTAGCAGCGGCGACCTGCCAGACTACTGCGGACAAAATAACAGCACATAATTTACGCATAATTACCTCTCGCTTTTCTGCAATAAAAAAGGCGCCATTTCTGGCGCCCGTATCTGGGTTATAAAATTCAGCTAATCGTGATGCCTGCAGTGGCTTTCTTCATCACCACAACCAGCAAATCGCTGATACTTGCTGTGGGATACCAGTTATTTACCAGCCATGCTGACACCGAAAACTCCAGTGTCATGTGACCGTGACCGGCAGGCATATCAATAACACCACTGTAAATCAGCGTATTATCCAGCGCGGTACGGTTATAAATTTCAGCACCGTTTTTCCGCACTATCAGACGGCATGAGGAGTAAATATCAGTATGCTCTTTCTCATGTTTAGCGCCGCTGAATGCCACCGCCGGAATAACAATCTGCCGGTCAAACGGCTGATCGTCATAAACCCTGACGGTAATGGTTCCTGATGGCCACCGCTCCGGTGCACGGGAGTCCCGGGGGAAAGCTTTGCCCACTGTTTTAACGAGATCGCCTTCAATCTGGTTCGCGGACAATTTTCCCAGAACCCGACAGTTCTCGTTAATCGTGACGTTGTTGAGCGTCCCGGAGTTCGCATTCACGTTACCGCTGATATCGGCATTTTTCGCCGTCAGCCGCCCGTCCGGTGTCAGGGAAAATGCCGGAGGATTACCGCCGCTGGTAATGGTGGGAGCCGTCAGATATTTCAGGAACACTTCATTCATAAATATCTGATCGCCCTGACCAACAAACATCGGCTTTGTGTTGCCATTCGCAGGATTAATCATCGCAATCCTGTCTGCCGCCAGCAGCACCTGACTCTGCATTCCTGCTGGCGTATTCTCAATACCGGCACCGATACCCGCAATATAAAGGCGTCCGTCCTGCATCTGCTGCAGTTTCACGGCCCACATGCTGTTCAGGTTATTATTTGTATCAACCTGAACTTTCTGTATCTGCTGGATTGCCGCACTCTGATTTTCCAGTTTTTTATTGACGGTCTGCGTGATTTCATTGCTGACATTCGTAATGGACGTCCTGATTTCAGCCAGGTCCGGCGCAAGCTGACCGTTATCAATCTGCGTCCACAGCTCCTGGGCCAGATGTGTTTTCCCGATTTCTCCTTTGAAAAAATCCAGGTAACCTTCCGCATCATCGCTCGCCCGACCGACAGCCTCCACGAATGCCGATTTGCCAACAGTATTCACACTGCGGATATAAAAATAATAATCATGGCCCGGTTTGATATTGATACTGGCAGCTATCCAGTACAGCGCCGAGCCAAGATAGCGGGCTGCGGTTTCAACCTGCCTGATATCCGCAATCCGCTTTTCCGAGAACCAGAACTCAAACTGTATCCGTGGTGGGGTTGTCGAACTCATCCGCCACCGCAGGACCGTTATCTGACTAACCTGTATTTCAAAATCAGAGAGGACCGTCGTAAGGCTGCACGGGGAGAGTAATTCAATGACTCAAAACTATGAACTGATTGTGAAAGGGATCCGCAATTTTGAGAATAAAGTTACGGTAACTTTAGCGTTACGGGACAAAAAACGCTTTGACGGTGAAATTTTTGACCTGGACATCTCGCTGGACCGTGTTGAAGGTGCCGCGCTGGAGTTTTATGAGGCAGCAGCCAGAAGGAGCATCAGACAGGTCTTCCTGGATGTTGCTGCCGGGTTATGTGAAGGGGATGAGCAGTCGCCGGAAAAGCGCCCCGTAATTTTAGAGGCGCAGGATGTGTTGATAACCTACAGAGGAAAACTACCGGGAATAATTACGGGTTCTCTGAAGAGTCCGCCGAAATGGTAATTTTACCAGCATATTTTTCATCCAGTAATACAGCAAGCCGCCTGAAAGAGTCTTGTTGTTCCTGAGACCATTTGGGATTGCATGATTCAAACTGGATTGATGCCAGCGTTGATTGCATCTGTTCCCTTGGAATTGAGAATGCCAGATATGAGAAGGCGACGGTAAGGGTATTCACGTCTTCCCGAAGCCTGGAAATGCTGTCGAGCAACTCCTGTAGAGAAATGGTGTTATTGTCCATAAATAATCCTCATGATTGTATTGACCTGTTAGCAGCCTGAGGCAACAGGCTGGAACTGATAAACATATCCAGGGCTCAGAAACCGATAAATCCTGATAAATATCCATGAACGCAAAAATCAGATACGGCCTGTCGGCTGCCGTTCTGGCGCTGATTGCCGCTGGTGCGCCTGCGCCTGACATTCTCGACCAGTTTCTGGATGAAAAGGAAGGTAACCACACCACGGCATACCGTGATGGCGCGGGTATCTGGACCATCTGCCGCGGTGCCATCCTGGTGGATGGCAAACCTGTCGTTCCGGGCATGAAGTTGTCGAAGGAAAAATGCGACCGGGTTAACGCCATTGAGCGTGATAAGGCGCTGGCATGGG